AACACAACGTACTAATCCAAAGACAACCCAACCAAGATTTACCCGCACCCGCAGAACCTCCATACAATACCTCGTTGGTTGTTTGGTCCATCAAGAGTTTCCACGCTTGACCTTGTTTCTTTGTGAGTTTAATATCTATATCCATATATACGGTTAGTCAAAAACGAAATTTTACGGGTGGTAAAATCAAATTTTTTTATTCGTCAACTTTAATATTAATAGTTATCGGTTCACCGCCTGATGTTACATCTATCTTTCTTGTTTCCAATCCGTATAGTTTGTTTATATCCGCTAGTGTTTCGCGTTCCACCCTTTTATTGTTGTCAGCTCTGGCCCTAGCAAGTAAGTCAAAGTACCTACTAAGTTGGTCTGCGATAATTTCTTCCGTCTTCTCGTTAAACCTCTTTTGCAATCTATCCTTAACGTCTTTCCAAACATTCTCACTTTGACGTTCTGATATTCCCCATCTTTTGGCACCTTCTGTTCTAAACTCATTATAACTTAATTTTTCATATAGTATCATTTCAAACGCTTCGGGGATACGTTCCTCGTAGTTTGCGGTATTGGTTTTTCTACCAGCACCTTTGGGGTTTTTTATTTCTTCTTCCATTATAGTTTTATTTTAAGTACTTCGGTTATATAGTTTTTTAACTTTCTTGTTTGAGTATGTACACAACTTGGACAATAAAAATCAAATTCCTCGTTGAATATTGCACCATATACTTGTTGTATATATGGTTTTTCTTCTTCCTTTGGATTACCCAACATTACATATATACGTTTAATATCTTCTACACTTGGTATATATGGTTCCAACTCAAATGGTAGTGGTAATTTTTCTACTACTACTTCCTTTGGTTTCTTACAAGATTTACACCCACGCTTTTGTTTGCCAGGGTTTTCTATTGAATTTAATTTAAGTTTCTCTAACCTATCCATTATTTTCATTTATTTGTGGTCCACCATTCCACTCTTTTAACTCTTGTGCTAATAATTCATCAGGAGTTTGTGGAATAGGAATTATTTCATTTGTTTCAATAATCTTTGATGGTTCAGTATCAGTTGCAGGAACATAGTACTGTCTTGCAACAGTTTCACCTTTCTTCTTACAATTACATCCCATTTTGTTCTATTTCAGTTTTCTTGTTATTCTTTTCTTCCAACATATGTTGGTATAATTTTAATAGTTCTTCTCTTTCTTCAGGAGTATGTTGATTAATTCTATTTAATGTGTCTTGACTAATCTTTTGGAATAACTTCTTTGCTTGTCTTTCGTTATACCTTTTCTGTCTCCTCGCTATTGATGCTGCCATCGTTTCTTCTTTTTATAATTACATTACGTTTATGTGCGTGTATTACACCTTGAAATTCTATATCTAAATTGTTGAACTTGTAGTAACTTAATTCATACCCGTTATCCCTCAATAGATGTTCACAGGACAACAAACAAGACAGGTTATGATACTCTATACCGATGTGTCTAATTCCGTCCAATGACGAGGGTTTAATTGCGTTTATGAATATCTCTGAACCTTCCACGTCTATCTTCATTACAGTTGGTTTGGTTGCGTTCATATATAAATCAAACTTCTCAGTTCTATCCACCCAATCCATAATAGGAATAAAGTTCTTTACTGTAAAATTTTGTTTGAACCAATTGTAACTTTCTTGACCAGGGTCAACACCGTACACCATCTTTGCACCTTTCTGAACCCAATACATAGGTGTCGGTACAAATTCATTATTGTTAATTCCACATCCTAAATCAAGGATGGTCTCACCTTCTATTGGTAAGAAACCCCAGTGTACTTCAGGGTTCTCATTTGGTATGAAACCTTTAATTTCTCTATTCATCATTTAATCTATTAATTACGTTATTCTTAATCTGTGCCTTACCTTCCTTAATATAACGAGAAATACTCGTTAAAGGAATAGTTGTCTTTTTACTTACTGCTTTGAGTGAATTAAGTGTTAGGTATAAATCCAAGATTGATTTTCTAAACCAATCAAGTTCTGAATATTGTTCTTCTAATATTTGGAATAGTTGTTCACTCTCAAACGTTTCCTGTTCTGTTTCCATATGTAACGCCTCCGATAATTCTGAGTAGGATAAACGTTCCTTTCTAATTCTGTAGTGGTATGGTGATGTTTGAGAATAGTAATTAACTCTCATTATTGATGTGATGTAATACTTTATACTATCATCGTTATATTGTTTAAGGATTATCTTATCCTTCTGATACAATTGAAGAAATACTTCGTGTAGTAATTCCCTTGATGTTTCTTCATCCTTCTTTGTTATCTTCTTTGCAATACCTAATAACTGATAATAGTTACGAGTTATAAAACACTCAATTTTCTGGTTCATTAATTAAAGTTCTAATATCCATCAAGACTTGGCATATTTCATATTCCTCTTGGTCTTGATTTGTTATGATAGAACTTTCAAGTAATCGGTCTAATACTTTCAATCTATCTAAATCCGGTCTTAGTTGTCTATCCAACATATGTAACATAGCATCCATAATCTCATTACACAATATTTCTTTGTCTTCCTTACAAAATTTGAAGTAATCTATTGGTACTTCCAATTCACCTACTTTGACGTGTCTTTCCATTTCTTAATATATTTAAAAACAGTTGTATCACTCACACCAAATTTATTTCCAATCCTTTCACTATTCCATCCTTTATCTTTAAGTTCAATAAATTGTTGTACCATTTGATAAGTTACCTTAGTATCGTAACGACCTGGTCTTTTATACTTCTTAATCTTTGGAAATACTAGTTCTCCATCAATTAATTCTTTAATACCAGGTTTGGTCCATATTCCGTTATCCTCATTATAAGTATAACCCAAAAGTTGCAATACAAAGAATGTTTGTTCTTTTTGATACTTGTCAACATATTCATTTGGTGTTGATATTACCCTATCTGAACCACCGTTCATTTCTAGTTGTCGTTCACGGATGTTTCTATCCTTGATGTTCTGACATATCTTACATTCAGTAAACTTTACACCTGTTACTTTACTATGGAAGTAGTAATCATCAATATGTTTCCATTCTTGACAGTTTTTACATTTCTTGTAATCAGGTTGGGATTGGTAATACAAATCGGGGTTCTTCCTTTTTAATCTAGTTTTATAAAGACATTCAGTACACTCTTTGCGTACACGCCATTTGTTTTGCGTTGAGTGGAAATACTTTTGATAATTAGTTTCTTCTTTCTCCACGCCACATTTGGAACATCTCATCATATATAAATATCAGGGTTTTAACAAAAAATCCGCAGGATGATGGAAGCAAACCTGCGGATTGAAAAATCAATTCTAATTACTAGAACAATAATAAATATAGGTAAATTTAATCTAAAAGTAAATGTGAAATATTCCTTCCCCAACCTAATGGTAAGAATGTACAAGTCTTGTTGATGTAATCTATTTCCCTGTTGTAGAAAGTACTGTGGTGCACATATATCTCTTGCCATTCAAAAGGTGGCAAAGTTTGCAAGTTGAAAGACCAAATACCTGTTGGAATAGATATTACATATCTTATGTTGGGTAAATTTATTATATCATCGTACTTCTGTTTCTCTAGCATAATTCTAGGATGTGGTTTGGAAATACATTTATATTCGTAGTGCTGATTGTATCTTCTTGAGTAAGCATCTGATGCGTCAAATTCTCCTAATCTAATAATATCAGGTACTAGTCTAGTTTTAATCAGTTGATGTAATTCTTGTTCTGTCATAATAATAGATGTGCTTTTAATGTTGAGTGCACTATATAGTTTATTTCAATACCACTTTTGAATGATGCCTTTCTAATAAACGCATCTAATCCTAAATTCCAAAAGTCGTTTTCCCAACTTGGGTAATCATTAAAAATGTAATTCAACTTTTCTCTAGTGTCAGCAATCTTCCATTCTTTTACTTCTTCTTCTGAAATGTAACCATCCTCAATAACAGGTTTCATTACATCTATCAACTTATCAACAATCATCTTTCTACTATCATCAATCATCTTTCTACTTTCAACATCAACTTCTACATCAACATCATCTTCTTCTTCAACATCTTCTTCAACATCATCATCTTCTTTCATCGGTAAGTCTTGGTTACCTTTGGTAGATTTGGTAGGTTTTGGTAACTCTTGGTTACCTTCAGACTTTTTTTCTGATTTGGCTATACCCCCCTTTCTGCCGTTCTCAATTTTCTTTTGTCTCATCTGTTCATTATAATCCAATAGAGGTTGAACTTGAGACCACATTATTTCTTCCATCAACCCATTCAATTGAACTTCTTTACCTTCTGCAT